ATTACATGGCGCGACATTCTGGACTATCAGGAAGTGACCGGCTTTGTGCTTTCCGCGTGGGAAGTTGAAGCAGTCCGGGCGATGGATGTGGCGATAGCGAAATGGCAAGCAGAGCAACGCCGTGAGGCGTAGCGAAGGGCGAATATGGAAGACACATCTCGGCTAGTGGTTCAGGTTTCCAACCAAGGAATCAATGAAACCACGACCATGCTCCAAATCCTCGCCAACCAAGGCCGCAATACAGAAATAGCAGTCAAGAACCTCTCTGACGCCAATAAAATACATACCGATTCTTCGCGCGGAATGGCGCTACAGAATCAAGCATCCGGCGAATCATTTGGTTCGCTTGCGCTGAAAATCGCGGGTTACGGCACGGCGCTCAACCTTGGCGTGAGTATAGCCCGTGGCGCTATTTCGGAAATGGCTAATCTGGGCAAGGAAGCCGTGACCCTCGCCGGTTCCTTCGAGCGTTCGCGCGTGGCTTGGGGCGTCTTTATGAAAGACGTGTCCGCAGGCTCGCAGATGTTCGATGAGTTATACGGCCTTGCACAGCGAACCCCCCTCACCTTCCAGGGCGTAGAAAGCGCCGCGCAGATGCTAAAGGGCTTTGGCCTTGCGGCTTCTGATATCATCCCCACGCTTGAACGAATGGGCGACGTTGCGCGCGGCAACGATGAGACGATGCAGAGGCTTGCCCTTGCCTACGGTCAGGCGCTTGCTCAAGGCAAAGTCCTCACCCGCGACTTGTATCAGTTCGTCAACGCAGGCGTACCGATATTCGACGCCTTGGCGCAGGTTATGGGCAAATCCGTCGAACAGGTGCAAGCCCTCGTCGCCGATGGCAAGGTCGGATTCCCTGAAATAGAAAAGGCGTTGAAGGCGCTCACCGAAGAAGGCGGGCAGTTCAACGGCATGATGGAAAAAGCCGCCGAAACGTTTGAAGGCAGGTTGTCCATCGCGACGGACACGTGGAAAGCCCTTCTGGGGACAATCGGGCGAGACGTTCTTCCGACATTGAAACAGGGCCTCGATGAACTGAATACGGGCATGGATAACATCGTTTCAAAGTCCAACGCCCTCTATTATCTCAAAACAGGTATAGGCGACCCTGAAACGGTAAAGAAAGGTCTTCAAGCGGTAATGGATAGAAATACCGCGATGGCCGAACAGAATCCAATGGTTAAGGCCACGGGGCTGAATTGGAATCTTGGACATACGGCGCCCGACAACGGCGGCTGGCAACCACTCTATAACCCATTATATGAAAACGACTACATAAAAGGGCTTATCGCTCAGATCGATGCGACAGCAAAAACAAACAAGAATCTTGGCGAAGCATGGCATCAGACGGGTTCTAATCTGTTCACGGCCCCTATCGTTACCCCTGAAGAAACCAAATGGCGCAATCTTCTACAAACACAAGGTATTCAGTCATGGCAAAAAGACTGGGTTAAGAATGAAAACGGAACATATACCCCCGCTGAAAAACTTACATCCGGTTCCGAACTTATTCAACGGCAACTCAACTACAACGCAATAGGTTTTGAAAACGTTGTAGGTTCAAAATATGAAGATGATTTTAGAAAAGAGTTTACAAAGAAAGCGGAAGTATTACAGGAAGCGATGCTTTCGTCGGGCCTGTGGAAAATTGGTGAATATTCTGTAAGCCTCATTGACGCGGCAATAGCGAAGTTTGGCTATAAAAAGCCAGTAAAAGATACAACGTTAGACGACCTTGCAAAAGAATATGCAAGGCTAAATGGCCCGAAGGGTGGGCAATCCGGCATCGCGCCCCCTGGCGATTGGTCGGGCGCTCCCTCCACAGCCGAACAGATGGTAGCCTTTGACTATTCACCCGCCAGCATGGATGCCCGACTCTCTATGTTCATGGAACCAGAAGGAACTCCGATGGCGGACTTCCTCTCTGGATATAATAATTGGCTGCTAGGTAAACTACAAAAAGAGTTCACTACTCCGCAACGCAGACTTGCCCCGGAAGGGTTTGCACCCCGCAATGATTTTTCAGAACAATTAAATCCATTTGATACAGAATCAGATCTAGCAAGTCGAATGGCTACATTTTCAGAACCCGGCCAAGCTATGACTGAATGGCAGGATAAGAGTAATGCATGGAAATTAAAACAGTTACAAGGCGAGTTTACAACGCCTCAGTATGGACAATCAGGCATTGCACCTGAGGGCATGGCTAATGGGCGTAATGATTTCATAGAACAGATATATAGCAATCTATCGCGTGAAGATATTTCCCTAGCAGAAGCAACTGCCAGCTCTTTTGGTACTCCATCAGAAGAAGCCAAGGCATATGTTAACGCTAGAGTAAAAGAGCATGGTGATTGGTTGCTCAAACGACTTCAAGATGAATTTACAACCTCAATATACGGGCAGTCGGGGGTTTCCCCTATCGGACCAAATGGCAAAGCATTTGCCCCCAGGAATGATTTTCAGGAACAAATCGATGAACTAAAAACTATTATAGATGAAACAGATAGCCTTTCGGCCATGTACAGCGGTTTTATCGGATCACAGGGGCAATCAGGCATCACTCCTGAAAAAATAGGAGCTGGCGGAGCTTCAATTTATGATCAAGTCTATAAAGAAATTATCGATGGAATGCAGGCTGAGTTCACCATACCTCAATACGGCCAATCTGGTATTTCTCCGACGGGATTAAGGGGCCAAAAATTTGCTCCTCGCAGTGATTTTACTGAACAGGTCGGCGGCGATATAGCCGGATACTCTATCCCTATCAATGGTAATTTCAATACCGCCGTAACCGACGTTGAAAAATACGAACAAGCAGTAGCGAAACTTAATGACGAAGCCGGACTATCTATCGACGGCTACAACCAACGCCTCCGCGAACTTGCCGAACAATACGACCCCGCAACGAAAGCCGCGAAGATGTTCGGCGATGCCATTCTCACCACTACCGTAAATACCCTTGCCGACGAAATGTACAACCTCGGCAACGCCCTCGTCACTGGCGCTGATGGCTGGACTTCGTTCGGCGATGCGATGGGTGACACACTCGAAACCATCATAAAGATGCTCCCGAAGCTGGCTATTCAAGTCGGCCTCTCAATGCTCGGGAACACAAATCTCGCCGATGACGTGCTTGGCTGGGGCCTTATCGGTGGCGGACTTATTGGAAGTGTGGCAACCGGATTGCTCGGCAATGCGAACGGTGGCGTCTACTCCTCCCCCTCGCTCCATCAGTACGCAAACGGTGTTTATGACAAGCCTCAAACCTTTGCCTTCGCTCGCGGTGGCGTGTTTGGCGAGGCTGGACCGGAAGCCATTATGCCGCTGTCCCGCGACTCGGCGGGAAGGCTTGGCGTGAAAGCGCAGTCGAGCGATAGCGAAATCGCTGTTCAGATAATCAATCAAACCTCAACGCAGATTGCCGGAAAAGCAAAAACAGTTACCGACGCGGCAGGGAATAAAAAACTCATTGTCACCCTCAACGACATGGTTGACCGCAAGCTTGCGGCGGCAGGCGTATCGACGCCGGGAGCTAGGAAAAGCTAATGCAATACTGGCCGACCACAATACCGCAGCGCCCACTACAGGACGGAGCAAGCGGTTCACTTCCCGACAATCGCCGGGTAACTACGATGGACGCTGGCCCTGCGAAGATTCGCCTCAAAGCGACGACCGCACCGAGTCCGCATCGATACTCTTACGCGATGACGAAAGCGCAACTTGATTATTTCAAAGCCTTCTACATCACGACGACACATTACGGCGCGGATACGTTCTACTGGCCCGCATGGTGGCTCTTCGATAATGACGCTTCACCTGTGTACCTCCAGGCCCGGTTTGCCCCTGAATCCGATCCTCCCTCATTCGTCCCGAACGAATCGGAGTTCACCGTCTCGATGAATATCGAGGTATGGGAATGAGCACAACCCTGTCCGCGAAGGTCAAAGCCGCGCTCTTTGCCCGCGAGACAAACGGCGCTGATATTGTCCTTCTCACTATTTCGCATCCTTCCATTACGACGCTATATCTCACGAACAATACGGTCAACCTTACCTATGGCGGCCATGTTTATACCGCTGTTCCATTCGTTCTCGACTGGCACGCCGAAACCTCGGAAAACGTCGCATCAGCTTCCCTGACCACTTACAACGACACCGAACTCATGGACGCGCTTCGCTCTGTCGGAGACTTCATCACGGTAGCCGTTCAGGCGGTTTGGTACGACGAATCAGCATCCCTAACTCTTGACGGCTCATGGGCGCTGGACGGATCGGAACGCCTTGACGGTACGGGCGGAGTCTTCGAGCCGGTGAAGGGAATCTCCTACATCGTGAAGGATATCGATTACGACGACGAGGTAATTCAAGCCTCACTCACCATCGATGACGCGCTTGACTACGCGGTGCTTCCTATTGAACTCACCCCCCAAGTTGCGCCGG